GCTATCAGGGTGATTTTTAGTTAATTTTGTTGGGTATGACCTATCCTTTGAACTACCATCTGAACGAGTAATTACTATCTTTACATTACCACCTTCGTAATCAGCGCTATGTGAGTATGCTAATTTTCCCTTTTTACTATCCACATTTCCAGCACCACCTTCGTTTATCTTAAATTCAACATCAGTACTTGCACCAGGTGCTACTGAGAATGATGTTTGAGATGCAGTTAACCAACCTATTCCAGATGGATTAGATATTTGAATAGAAACTTGAATTGGTTGCTTATCATTATTTGTTACTGATGCCCCCGTTCCATTTATAAATTTATTTCCACCCTTTGCATTTATTTTACCATATATAGCAGGTTGGTTAGCATCTGCTTTAGTTTTAATCTTAACAATAGCAACTTCATTAACAACATCCGCACCAGCTGCTTGTGCTTGTGCTTGTGTTCCTTGTACAATTGCTTGTTGATTCTGAACTGCTCCCAATTGAGATTGTAAACCTTCAATAATAGAATTCAATGAATCAATTTGTTTAATTAAAGCTTCAATTTGTGCTTTAAATCCAGTATTTTGTGCTTGTAGTGAAGTTCTTAAAATAGATTCATCAACTGATTTTTGAACTGCTACTTGTATTTGTAAAGCAAATTCATCAATAGTTTGAGTCAATGTTTGTAATTGATTTACTAAAGCATCGTTTGTTTGCTCAATTGTTAATCTATTATTTATTTCAGTTTGAACTTGTCCTTTTAAATCAGTTATTTGTGTATTTAAAATACTTACCTGCGTTGTTAAATCGGTTACTTGTTTTCGTAAATCTTCGTTATCAAGTACTTTTTCATCATATAATGGCTTAGGAACTAAATTTAAATTTGCGGTAGGAATATCTGGTTTTAATTCTTTAACTTCTACATCTACTGCTTTTAATAATTCAGTATTATCGTATTTATTTTTATTTAATTCCTTAAATACTAATGATGATGCTACATTTTTATCATCTACAATTGTTATACCATATTCATTTCTGGCAATAGCTTGAGAGCCAGATATACTTAGAATTGATTCTAATTTACCTTTTCTTTCTTCTTCTAATTTTTGAGAAATCGCTTCTAAACTTGTTGCCATTTTAAACTATTTCAAATGTTGTTTTCTCATCAATGATATAATCTATACCACTTTGAGTTATTTTAATTTTAAGTAAATATACTCTATTTTCTGGCAATGCATTTAAATCCATAATGAAGAAATTACTATTTGAATCACATTGTAATTTAGTAAAATCTCCAAATGGAAATATTATTTCACCTGTAATATAATCTTCTAATTGATAGTAAGATGTTGTAGGTAAATAGTTGGTTGTATTATAATCAAATGTTCCTGAAAATGTTCTTAGAGGATATAATTCTCTACCTTTAACTCTAACTTTTGTTTTAGTATTTTTCTGATAATTGGATTTAAGATTTGTAAAAGATATTTTAAAATTCTCTTCCGGTATTGGAGTTAATGAACCTGTTACAAATGATACACCTGCCCAAACTATTTCTAATTTTGGTTCGTATATAGTATGCGTTTCTTTTGAAAAGAATTTTAATACACCATAATCACTTGTATCATTCTCAGCTGCTAAACTATGTCTAACAACAAATCCATTATTTGGTATTGAACCACTATTCCAAAGTTTTACTATATTAGTAACATCCATTCTTACATCATCCGTTTGATATGAAAATGATTGTGATGCCATAGATGCGGTATACCAAGTACTACCACCACCATTTGATATTGAACCGGTATCAGACCCACTTATATATGAATTATAGTAACCAGCGTTACCGGGCATCCATTCAGTTTGTCCATCTTTATAATACCAACTAACACCTTCGGTAGTTATATTATCGAACTTAGTACCAACTCCCATTTGCCAGCTTTGAGAAACTGCATTTGCATAAATGGTATATTCCAATGGTATTTCTTCGGATTTAGCCGAATTTAATACTAAATAAGCTTTCCAACTTCCACTAATATCACCACTTGCAATTGATTCTGAAATAGGAGTGTTATTAAATTTAATTAATGTTCTATGGATATCTTTACTAGCTCCATAATAAAGCTTACCAACTTCCAATATCTCATCTCTACCAGAATTTTGATTTGGTTGTTGTAAGTAAATACTAGCATCGTATGATGATGTGAAAAATTTATGCATTATAGTGCCCTCCCTTTTATGTCTTTATTTGGATATTTTACTTCGAATACACATGGGTCTAAAGATGGATAAACTATCTTTCCCTTAGTGGCTTCATCGATATTATAATCATTAGCTGAATATGTACCATCTGCTCTACATAGATTATTAATTTTCACCGATGGCACACTCATTACACCTTCAATATTGGCCAATATTAATTCTATTTCTGAAATGTTTATTGGTTTGTTAAATGTCCAATTATCAATTTCAAAATAATCTTGTAAATCTTTTAAACAATTTGCCAATACTTCTCTTTTATTATAATTAGAATAACAAATAACTTCAAAATCTACACCAATGTTAACAATAAACCCATCAATCATATTAACAGCGTCTGTTAACATTCTATATTCACCTAAATAGGTTTTAAGGTTTTGTTTAACTGCTTGATTTAAATTTGTTAATTTTTTATTACCATCATACCCCAATACATACATATTGATTGCAAATGGATTGTTAACTTCATTTATAGCTGTTTTTTTGTTTACTAAAAACTTAGTTAATTCTTTTTGTATATCGGATTTATTCATACCCTTCATACTATCCACTAAATTTGTAAATTCAGCTAATGTATCTGGGTTTGATAATATTGATGCCGGAGAATTATTATCAATTTCTCCATCCTGTGAAACATATACTTTAGCAACACTACCATATCGTTCCGGCATTGATACTGCTCTAACTACATAATCTTGTTTAGTTACTGCTCTATTTTGAGAACCAAACATAGCTAATGCATTCTGTCTGATTTCTTCAATTGATTCACTTCCTCTACCACCCACAGCCGATTCTAAATTTTCAACTGCTACTGATGCTTTTGAGTCCGTATATGAACCAACTAATTCAGTTGGAATTGATAATAAATCATCATCAAATTCTATTCTTCTTATATTTGTTAAATCTCCTTGATTTATATTAGAAGAAATACCACCACCTACTAAATATTTAATAGTTAATGAAGTATTTACAGGCGCTAATCCAAATGTATTTGTTTTTAAAAAATTAGATGGGTCAATTGATGAATTTAATCTACTTACCGAATTAGCTAATCCTAATCCAACATTTTTAGAATTTGGTAGTATTTGTGCATCATTTAATGAAATATCACCACTACCGAATAATAATGTAATAGTATTATCCGAATTAACTTTTGTTGCAAATCTTCTCGGTACTTTTTGTACTTCTAAGATATATGGAACTGAACCTGAATAATTTGATAAATCACTATTCGAAGAAGTATTAGCTTTTTCAACAAATATACTTTCTTGAGCCAAATATGGAACTTCATAGTATTTGTTATTTTGTGCATCAACTAATGATACAATTTGTATAATATTTGTATCATTTATTATTGTAGATGGGTAATCAGTATCATCTCCAAATGTAACAGTCGTAGATGTTTCTTTAGCTGAAATAACTTTTACTTGCTTTGTTATCAAATATCTAGTAGGCATTCCGTTTAAATCCCTCTCATATACATCAATGGCTCTATCATTTGGATTTGAAAAATCAACTGAATCTATTGTTCTGAATATAACATCAGCTACACTTGTCGATTCAATTTCCATCCCTTCTTTGATTTTTAAATAACATCTATCATCAGGAGCGTAATCAGGAGCGCCTTTAGTTGGTACTAACTGATAAACAGTTAATGTTGTTACTGCCGGTGCAGTTACCTTTGGTTTATACCCCATAGATTGTGCCAACGATATTACATTTTTCCTTTCAGTTGCATATGCCAACATTGATTCTTTCAGCTGAACATCTTGGTAAAATGATAACACATCACCAATTGCTGCAGCTTGTTCAATGAATACCATACCAGGAGATGCTTCATTAAAATCCGAATATGTATTTGGGAAATAGGTTTTTGTAAAATCTACAAGGTTTTGCTTTAATGTGGCAAAATCTTTACCTACATAATTTATGTTTTTATTATCCGAACCCCAACTCTTATTTAAAGGTTTAATTGCCATTATTTATTAATTATTTACATTTATTGTTACTGATTCTCCTAAGTTACTATTTGATTTTAAAGAGAATTTTATATCTAATGCAATTCTATTAGCATCGATATCATTTTCATCATAGTCAAATATAATTTCATCTATATTCAAATATGGTAACCAATTTTCAACAGCATCTATTATAGATAGTTCAATTGTTCTTTCTATACTCCCTTCTACAATTGGTTCAAATAATACTTTCCAAATATCACACCCAAATTCGGGCTGCATTAATCTTTCTCCTTTTTTTGTAAGAATTAAATTCTTTAAATTATCTTTAGCTTGATTTAATGTTGTATAATTTACAGCAAATGCACCACCTTTATCAGAAACTTTATTAATACCTATTCCAAGTATTTTATAATCATTTTCGGATAAATCTACTACATTAACTTTACCAAGCTCTATTGCCATTATTTAAATCTTTTAACTAATTCGGTATAATCCCTTGTTAATGCCTTTGTTAACGCATCTACCCCAGCATTATCACTCATAGGTATTTGATGGTTAGGCATCATATCGGTTGAATAATTCATCGTTTCCCAATCTTCCTCCTTTGTTCTTTGTGGTTGAATTGCATCTAATATACTCCCACCACCAACACCATTCATTGAACCTTCTGCTCTATGAGCGGCTGTAAATGGTTGAGTTGCATTTAGAATTTCGTTTATCATAGGGTCTTTCGTAAATTCCCTTTGAGGTGCTCTTTGCTGAACTTGTTGTACAGGTTGTTGCTTTTTAACTTGCGTTGATGGAACTTCTGTCAATTCTCTTAATGAAGGAGTTGTTGTTTTTCTTTGTGAGTTTAATGTAACCACACCAGATTTGATAAGTTTAGCAAGTTCTTCTTTAACTTGATTCTTAACTTCATTT